GTCGCTCTTCAAAATTTCGCGGTGTCTACGTGGAAGACACTAACTTTTTACTACACACGAAAATTAGGCGCCCCTCTAAGGCCTCCGTTTCGCTCAAACGAGAGGGATCGTGGTTTGGGGTAAGAACGCGATTAGAGGGCAAATTTGGGCGTTTTGGCTTTTTGAGCACCTGATCACAATGTGATCACATCTGAAAAAAACTACTGAACAAGCCCGTGAGGCCCGAAGTCCCTGAAAATGGTTAGGTGGGTACAGCTAACCCCAGTTGACTAACAGGGTTTGCGGTACGATCTTTTAGACATGAAGAAGTTAACTCCGAAACAGAAGAAGTTCGCCGAGGTGCTGGCCCAGAACCCTGGGGAGTCGTTGGCAGAGTGTGCTCGGCAGGCCGGGTACGCTGAAGTGGGTGCGAAGGTAGCAGGCTGTCGCCTGGCTCAGGACCCCCGCATCATCGCCGAGGTCCGCAGGCTCCGAGGGAACGCCCCGGCTGTCTCCTTGGTTCAGCGGCCCGTGCAGGTAGAGCAACCAACGACGCCACACGCCATGAACCCGGACCAGCGCAGGGAGTGGATGCTGCACCAGATGTACGAGCTCGCCGAGCAACGGGAGAATTTGAACGTCGCCTTCAAGGCCTGTGAGTTTCTGGCTCGCGCCTATCGTCTGGCGCAACGTCTGGCTGCTGCCGAAGATGCGCTTGAACCTGGCGCCGATGCCTTGGAGGGTATGGACCTGGAGACGGCGAAGCGGGTGCGAGCTGCGGCTGCTGCATCATGACGCGCGCTGCTGATATCCTCGAGGCGGCGAATCGGGTGGCCCGGCGAGGGAGTCTTCTTGAGTTCGTCAAGGACTGCACCCCTGGGTACCAGGCCGGGTGGATGCACGAGGAGATTTGCCGTGAGCTGGAGGAGTTTCAGCGCAAGGTAGAAGCGGGGGAGCGCCCGAGATACATGCTCTTCTGTCCCCCCAGGCACGGGAAATCGCAGATAAGTAGTCGTGCCTATCCGGCGTGGGCTCTCAGCCGGGACCCCTCGCTTGAGATTATGGTCGTCTCGTACTCGGCAGACTTGGCGAACAGCTTCAGCTATGACTGCCGAACCATCCTGAAGCAGGACTGGTATTGCGAGACGTTCCCGAACACCCGCCTGGAGGGTGACCGAAAGGGTATTAGTCGTTGGAAAACAACCGCCGGGGGCGGGTTCTTACCGCTGGGTGTAGGCGGAAGTCTGACGGGTAGCGGGGCCTCAATCCTGGTCATCGACGACGTTGTGAAGAACGAGGCGGAAGCACGCAGCGCTAAGAAGATGGATGAGGTTTACAGGCGTTATCAGTCCTCGATGTACTCGCGTCTGGCTCCGGGTGGCGGCTGCTTGATTCTGATGACTCGCTGGTCCGACCAGGATTTGGCGGGCCGTCTCCTCGCAGCGGAAGCTGATGGGCATGGGGACAAGTGGCGCGTGGTGAAATACCCAGCCATCGCAACGCACGACGAGAAGTTTCGCAAGCAGGGCGAGGCGCTGCACCCTGAGCGCTTTCCGCTCGAGGTGCTCGAGGAGATTAGGCAGGTCTCCGGGCCTGATGAGTGGTCCAGTTTGTACCAGCAGGACCCGGTACCGGTAGGTGGTGAGTATGTCAGAGAGGACTGGGTCAGGCGCTTCGACCTTGATGAGGTGCTGCAAAGTGACATTGTCTGGGATGCGGTCATCCACAGTTGGGACACCTCGTTCAAGGATACTGTGCGGAGCGACCGAACGGCGTGCGCTGTCTTTGGCTTACGCCAAGGGAATTACTACCTACTGCACGCCTGGGCTGGCAAGATGGATTTCAATGGCGTGTGCGATAAGATCGTGGAGATCCACGAAGACTGGGGCATCGACCGCATCCCAGCTCGCCGCTGCGACATCGTAGTTGAGGCCCGAGCGAACGGTATGGGCATCATCCGGTACCTGTCGGAAGTGGTCGGGTTGACAAATATTCGAGGCTTTGATCCGCAGAAGGCTGGAGGTGGTAAAGAGGCGCGCGCTAATATAGCATCAGGGTACTGGCGTGGGGGACGCGTCTATATGCCTTTTGAGTCTCACGGGCGCTCCTGGGTCCGCGAGACATTCATGGAGTACGCGCGTTTTCCCAGCGGGGCTTACGATGATGCGGTGGATGCGATGACGCAGGCCATCATCTACGGGCGCCGCATGGGCAACGACGCAAAGAAGCGGGCGTTTGCGGCAGGCAAGCCCATCAAGCGCCAGTGGGCGACGAGGTTTTAGATGAGCGCAGTGAAAAGAATGACGCTGGGCGGTGGACGCAGCAACCTGTTTGACATCCAGCCGCTGAAGAAGTTTCGCGCCCCCGAGCGCAACGTGGAGATGGCGTCTACGCAAGTCATCCCAACCGAAGGGGACTGGGAGGTCGTTGGGCGTCCGGGTCTCCCTTGGTCCAATGGGAGGCTGCGTCTCGAGGCCAACCCTGACCTGGTGCCAGTCCGCGCGCGCGGGAGTTCAAGTGATCCTGGCGTCTTCTTCAACCTGGCGCGTACGTCTCCGCAAGTGCAGACCGCGCTTCGGGACTTCGTTGCATCGCTCACCTCGGCGCCGTGGCGCATCGAGCGGCCTACGCTCAAGGCGTGGCATGTAGGCGACCCTGCTGCCGAGCGTGCGTTGGAGAAGCAGTGGCGGCTGTCGCAGTACATGTGGTCGGAATGGAAAGCAGAGGGCGCGTCCCGTGGGCTGTTTCGATGGCTTGGTGACATGCTCACGTACGCGTACATATGTGGCTTCTATCTCGGCGAGCACATCGCCGCACCACAGGCCCTCGACCTCGGTGATGGAACCCAGGACTACATGATCTTTGATCTGCCTGAGCACCGAGCCCCTTGGTCTATCGTGGAGTGGTATCTCCAGCAGGAGAAGCCCGTAGGCGTCAAGCAACGCACATCATACAGCCGCGACTACGTGATGGCTGGGATGGATAACATGAGCGGTGTCGAGACCGTGATCCCGTGGTGGAAGCTGCACCATTTCACGCTGGCGGACTCCGGGCCTTCTGACTTGGAAGGGACCTCCGCGCTGCGTCCGGCGTACGTTGCGCTCAAGGCGATTCAGATCATCAGTCAGATTCAGGGTCTCGCCATCGAGCGGGATGGATTGGGTACGTGGGTCGCCGAGGCGGCAGACGTGAACTTCCCGCCTGACGAGGAAGAGGCGGAGCGGCTGGAGCACCACTTCGAGCACTCCAAGGCCGAGCACTTGCCGTGGATTCGCTCCGAGCGATACCGCGTACGCATCGAGTCCCCGAACGACTCGATTCCTGACCTTACGGGCATCCGCGCCATGTATGAGCGCGACGTTGCGCTGTCGCTGTCGCAAGAGCACCGCATGATTGGATTACACCAACACGGTAGTTTTGCAGCTCGCGAATCCGCATCGGAAGACGCACGCGACTCGTACGACCTCCCCGCTTCTCGATTGGGCAAGTCGTTGGAGGCCATCTTCGGCATCGCGCTGGAGGCCAACTTCGAGGAAGACTTCGCGCGCGGCTACAAGTTCATCCCCGAGGTGAAGTGGGCACAGGTCGAGACCCGCAGCAACCTGCAATATGCACAGTGGCTGCAACTGCTTACCGCGGCTGGTCACATCCAGCCAGGCCCCGAGATTGAGTCTGTTCTGCGAAAGGCGGGAGATCTGCCACCCCGTGGTGGACAGGTCAGTTGACATAATCTACGAATAGAAGCAAAATATATACGGGTGTAATTTTACACTCTTCCGGTGGGTATCATGTACGAAGACATCGACTTCAGCCCGCCGCAGGGCGTACGTTCCGAATTGGCGCGTGGTCTTGCGTGGCATGAAGAAGGTCATTCGGGTGATGGTCTCAAGCCTGAGACTGTCGCATGGGCTCGCCGGTTGGAACGTGGCGAGGATATCAGCCCCGATAAGGCCCGGAAGATGCGTGCTTGGCTTGCCAGGCATGAGTCGGACAAGAAGGGCGAGGGGTTTGACCCTGGGGAACCGGGGTATCCAAGCCCTGGACGAGTGGCATGGGCATTGTGGGGCGGTGATCCTGCGATAGCCTGGTCGAGCAAGCTGGTGCGTCAGATGGATGCAGAAGACTCGAAGATGACCGCGGCTCCCCTGGGGCCTGTTGTGTTGCGTCAACTGGAGGCGGAGGCGTTGCCCGAGCTGCCAGAGGATCCAGCCGGCAGGCACATGTCGTGGGTTGTGGTTCTCGCGGGTCCTCAAGTCCATTACCATGGCGAACTCCGGGAGTGGGATCTCAGCGAGCTCGTGAACAGTTACACCACGTACACAACCGGGGGCTTCGAGGCTCCTGTGATTGCAGAACATGACCCCAGCGTGACAGGTGGCAGGCGTCTGGGAGATCTTGTTGAGGTTAGGGAGCACGACGGGGGGCTCATCGGCATGGTTCGGTGGGCAATCCCTGATGCCGCAGACCTTATAGAGTCGGGACAAATCCGGTACACCTCGCCGGGTATTGGTCACATTGAATTGCATGACACCGGGGAAGTTCTCGAGACGGTCTACGAGATCTCCGTTGTCACATCACCACACCAGCGAGGGGCTGAGACCCACGTGCTCGCTAAAGGAGTCGAGATGCCTGAAGGTATTGGATACGACGAAGAGCTCGAAGAGCAGGAAGTCGAAGAGACAGAGGAGAATGAGGAGATGAGTAATCTTCTCAGCCGTTTGGCCTCCATGGAGCAGGCGATTGCCTCGCTGATGGGGGAAGACAAGGACGAGGAAGAAGAGGAGGAGATGGCTGTGGCTGCTTCCGCCGAGGCCCAGCAGATTGCTGCCTTGAGCGCGCAGGTTGCCGAGCTGACTCGCGAGCGCGACTACGAAGCGTTCCGTCGCGAGGTGGTCGTTGGTTCTACCTTTACGGTGACCGAGGACAATCTCGAGGCGCTCTTCTCCCTGCATCAGGTGAACCCCGAGGGTTTCGCGCAGGTTGCTGCTACGGCGACCCTGCCCGTTGAGCCGAAGGCCCCTGTCGCCATGGCCCGCGTGCGTTGGGCCGAGCGCCTGGGTGCTCCCGAAGCTGCGGAGCCGAACGGCACACCGACCAATTCCATGGAACTGAAAGCGCTGTGTCTGGAAGAGGCAGGCGGTAACAAACAACAGGCGAACAAGCTCTATCTGGAGCGCGCGCCGAAGATGGGGATCTTGTGATGGCAACTATCAAGAAATTTCAGGCTAGCGGCGCAGTCGCAGCTAACACAATTGTAAAGCTCGACGGTAACAGCCAAACCGAGAATGCAACGGATGTGGATGAAGTCGCAGTGTTGGGTGTTCAACTCAATGCAACCACGACTGCTGGCGACACTGCGTATGTTTGCGTGCAGGGCGAGTGCCTTGTTACGGCAGGAGAGGCTGTCACTCCAAACGAAGAGATTCGACCTGGTGCTGGTGGAAAGGCCTTTGGTAGCGACACTCCCGGTGATGTTGCTATCGGAGTGTACTATGGGGAGCTTTCTGACGGCTCCTATACGACGGTGGGTGTCAATGATTTGATCACTGTATTCCTCCATGACAACAAAGCCTACGTGCGCCCTTCTGAATAATAGGAGAACTGAACGATGACTCACTATACTTCAATCACCAATCAGACCCTTGTGGAGATTGGCGAGTCCTGGGTTCAGGACAACGCCGATCAGTACGCTTGGACCAAAATTCCCAAATGCCGCATCCTCGGAATGGCCGCTGGCGTTGGGACCACCACCTACCAGCTTCCTGCGCTGGACAACTTCCTGCTTAAGCAGGACGGCATGCAGGAGTGGGGTTACGGGCTCGCCCGCCGCGCGCCCAGGGACCTGAACAAGGTCTCCGTCAGCGTGACCCCGTCTGTTCAGGACATCACCCCGCTGACTCGGCCCATGCTGAGCACTGCGGAGTCCGAGTCAATCTGGGCGGACCTGATGTCCAACATCATCCCCGGACAGCTTGCCATGCTCTATCAGGGCATCGAGCAGAAACTTGCCGCTTCCGTAATCAGCGGCAGTTTTGGGCAGAGCAAAACCTTTTCGGGGGGGAATCCTTTGGACACCTACCTCGAAAATGCTGATATGGACCCAGTCGGAGACATTTTGATTGCCCTTGAGGCGGAAGGTCTTCGTTGGAAGAAAAAGGCAACTGGCGGCTCCCTTGCGATGTTCATCTCGCAGCGAGTCGTTGACCTGTTCCAGCGTCACCCGGCGTTTAGTGGTGCAAGCTATAACAGCGCTACCGGTGCTGGAGTGCCTCAGGCTGTGCCTCGGCAGGCTGTGTACGATCATCTTCGTGCTGTCCTGAACGTCGATGAGGTCATCGAGCTCAGTGCAGTGTCTGATCTCAAATCTGATGGCACTGGTAATCGTCTCGGTCAGACCAGCGCACCTGAGGTTATTGGTCGTGATGTGCTTGCATTCCACGTGCTGGACCGGAACAAAAGCCGCAATTTGGCCGCCAATCCCTTCGACACGCCCGAAGGTTCCATCTGCCTGTTCGAGGCCGAGGAGCCCACGGTGACAATGGCTGAAGACGCTGACACCAAGGTTGTGAAATTCAACGGTGACGCAGAGTTTGCCCTGGCCAGCCCTCGCAATGGCAGCTTTGGTATCTTCTACCCTACCGCCCAACTGTTCAGCTGATAACGGAGTAGCCCGATGGCCGTACAGACCTATGGAGTGGATAGCACGCTCGTTCAGTCTCACCTTCCGCAGCTTGCGATTGGTGACGACAGTCCTTTGACTTCGACTCGGGTGACCGAGCTGATTGAAGGAGCTGCTGCACGCGTCAATGGGATTGTACGTGCTGTCGGGTTCAACCCTACGACCCTTGCTGCCGACACCTCGACGGATGCTTACAGAAATTGTCAGCGCCTCGTGGTGGTGGTGGCTGCGCCGGACTTGCTTCTGGCCAGCCACCACGTGGCCGCAATGGACGAAGTCGAGCGTCTGACAGACCTCGCAAATATTGAACTCGACCGATTTCGTCGAGACCCAGTAGCGGTTCTGGGTTATACTGGTGATGATAGCCGTACACCGAACACCACAACCTCTACGTCGTATCGGAGGCTGGACACCAGCACGGCGACGGCGAGGAAGAGATACTTCTTTGATTCGCGCCGACCTGGCAAAGACGAGGGGGGCTTCTATCACTAGATAGAACAGCTACACCCGCAGACGAGACGAGATGCCGCTGCCATGGTCGATACCGCACAATCCGCATACTACGTGCTGAAGAACGCACGTGACACCCTCCGTGACTATCTGGGCACCGAGGTCACAAGCATCAATTCCGAGTCCACAGTCGTTGGGCACTCCTGTCCTGACCCGCAAGATGCTGACATCTTCGTCGGACGCCTGAGGGTACCGCCCCAGAATGAGCAGTGGATTACGCTCTTCAGCTCATCAGAATTTGAGCGGCTAGGCATGAATGTAGGAGTGTCGCGCACGACGTACCGCATTCACGTGGTGTCGGGTATACGCTCACAGACGTACCGAACTGACGAGGGCGCCGGGATTGTCAAAGCACGCACCACGGAGGATGCTGGTCACCTTCGGGCGCATCTGCTGTCCCGAGCTGTGCACACGGTCATCCAGCGCCGTCTGTTGGTGGTCCCTAAGATTGTGAACGTAATGTTCCTGGGGCGCTCACAGCAGTCTCAGCGACGTTCCAGCCCGGACGTTTTTGAAATCGAGTCTCGGTACGACGTGATGGTCGAGACCCACAACTCAGCATTTACATGAGGTAAATCATGGCCAACGAACTTCTCCCCGCAGGACGCGGATACGTCTACGTCAAGACCGAAACGACCTATAATACCAATCCGGAACCAGATGCCACCGATGTGCTGTACGTCGAGGACTTTGCAAAAACCTACTCGCGTGACAACGTAGAGCGTGGTGGCATTTCACCGGGCCACCCTGGGGGTTTTCTGAGCGTTCCGTCTGTGGCGCACCAGACCTGGAGTTTCAACTCCGAGGTGCGGATGCAGACAATTTCTAGTGCCGACTCCACTGATGTCCCAAACATCGACCCCGTCATGAAGGCGTGTGGGTTTGTATTGACCTCAGACAACGGTACCGCTTCGCACACGTATACGCTTGACCCGGGCAATCACTCCTCTTTCACCCTTGAGGCGTACGAGGTTGACACGCTCAACGCTGACACTGTCAAGACGGTGATGACTGGCTGTCGTGGGAATGCGACCCTGAGCTTCAACCCCGGCGAGCGCATCATGATTTCCGCCAGCGGCAGCGCCGTGTACTCGGCGACTGGAATGGCTCCAGCGATCAGCGAAACCGGGGATGGGGCTGCTACTGTCACCTACCCCAGCGATAAGGCGATGCTGGCCAACGGAACTAGCGTCCAACTCATCAATGTTTCAGATGACAGTCTGTACGGAGGGGGAAGCATCGGCTCCCCTGGGAACGCCGTACTGGTGCGGTCGTTGGAGATTGATTGCGGGATGGCCATGTCTGAGCAGATGGGCTTGAGCTCAACCGCAGGCGTGGGTCGCGTGTATCTGCACGGCGGCGAAGGTCCTACCGCCAACATGGTCATCGAGCAGGTCAAAGTAGGCGACTTCAACCCGTGGACCATTCGGGACAACCAGACGGTCATCGAGTGCAACTTTATCTTCACCCAGCCGGGTGGCAGCAATCAGATGCAGGTTGTGTTCTACGGTCAAATCGTCGGCGAGATTGACGAGGCCGAGAACGATGGCGTGCGGACGTGGGGCCTTACCCTGAAAATGCGTTATCCCGAAGACCCGAGCGATGGGAGCCCAGCGGTTGGTTTCGAGCCGTCCCACCCCATCAAGGGAGATACGGCAAATCGCGGTGTGCAGGCTGATGTGTCCCTGCCTGCTGGCGTGCTTGCCATTCAATTTATTACACCAAGCTGATTCTAAGCCGCCCCCTTCGGGGGGCATATACTTCACCCCTTGCAAAACGGACGAGAGGTCATGAGCAAACGAAGCTATTTGAAGCGCAGGCCGCAGTTCTACTTCGACGTAGACGCGGACCTGGTCACCGAGGACTCATTCACACCGGAGGGTCCCACGCACCCTCGCATCATATTCCGAGCTCCCACATGGGGAGACGTGGAAACGGCTGCTTTGCTGGCCGAAGACCACGAGGGGTATGGAGAAGGGCATCTGCTGCTGGTGATGTGTCTCGAGGAAGCAAGGGGTGATTTCTCGCTGTGTCTGCACAAAAGCAGCCGCGAGATTGCGAACTGGCCCGAAGAGGTTGGTGACAGGCTGCCCATGCTGAAGAAGATGGCAGCTCCTGACATGTCTCGTCTGGCGGAGTTTGTCAGTAAGCTGGCATCGCCAACGGAGCAGCAAGCGGGGGAATCCGACGCGCCTGCGGCATGATCCACCGTGGGCGCCAAGAGCGATTGACGCACTTTGTAAAGGCGCGGACCATTCGCATATTGGCGCTGTATTCTGATGTGTGCGGAGACGACGGTACCATCAGACCCTTGGTCGAGGGTGGTGTCTATAACCAGCCGGCCTGGGAGTGGACAGCGCTTCGGATCGCCCGCGGAGAGTATGGTAGACTGAGGGCAGAGGACAGGCGGAAGGAAGAGGCGAAGCGGAAACATGTCGGTCGAGGTCGAGGGTTTAGATGATTTGTTTTCGATTATGGAGGCGGCAAGATCTGCAGCTGAGTCTATCAGTCCAATTGTTCACGGTGCGATAGTCGAAGAGTTCCGTCGCCGGAAGCACGACATCCCTCGTTCAGATCCTGAGCCTGGCAGCAAGCATGTGTCTGGGTCGCTTATGAAAAGCCTCACTCGGCCCAATGACCGCTTGCATTATTTTAACGTGGCCTACTACTCGGGTCGCCTCGATATCGAGGTTGGCAGTTACTACCGTGGTGCGCGATTTCAAATCAGACGTATTCCTCGGCCAGTCGCGCAGCGCGTAAACAAAGCCGTATTCGAGGCATACAAGATTGCCGTGCAAAAGGGCCACCTGCCGCGTGGTATGGATGTGAAGTCCGTACGAAACATCAGGTACCGCAGGGATAGAGACCCATTCGGGCGTCGCAAATACACGCCGCGGCTGACCAGGCGCAGGAGGTTGTAATGGCAGAACCAGAAGTCACCATAGTCACGCGGTTCCGCGCTGAAACCAAAGATCAAAACGATGCCCTGGAGAAGATGTCGCAGGACATGTCTGCAATGGCTAAGAATCTCGACAAGAGCGTCGAGGGTTTTGACCGTCTTCGGTCTGTAACTGATGGTGCTGTTGACCGGCTAAAGATCTTCGGAAAGCGTGGTGAGATGATGGCAAATGCCATCAACAGGGGAATCGTTGATCCTGCTGAACGCGCAGCAAAAGCCATGAAAGTTTTTGAGAAAGAAGCTGCGCGGATGGCTGGAGGGGAATCAACGCTCCGAGGACTCAATTCCATGGAGGGCGCCTTCCGAAAGGTCCGAATGGAGATGGATCTTTTCTTTGCAGGGTTTGGTGAACTTGCCCCAGTGGTAAAAGGTGCAACGGCGGCATACTTCGCCCTGGCGGCAGCAATCGGTGGGAAACTGCTGCAAGCCACCATTAAGCACATCAAGGCCAGTGATGAACACAAGCATGCCCTGTCTGAGCTGGAGGCAGCAGTTGATGATCTAGAGAAGTCGTTTGTAACTGCGACATTCTCAGCTGATGAACTCAACACAGGCATGACAACGCTGACCACAGCGCTAAAAACCCTAAAAAATTTATCAATAGAGACTGACGGGGAAATGTCTGCTCTGGGAAGGACTTTGCTGGTTTTGGCATACCCCGTGGCCACGCTTGCCCCATTGTTCAGCTTTTTGGGTGAGGTTATTGGTATAGCGCATAAAGCCATAAAAACAGTGAGCGACAGCGTGACGAGGTTTCTCGACAAGCTGATTCCGGGATTGAGTAAATTCAGAGATGCTGTTCTCAGCATACTTGTTATTGATCCCGGCGGTACCGCTGCACCTTTGGCGAAATCATACACAGCCAAATATCTGAAAACGAAAAAAGAGTTCGATGCGGCTGTTGCCAAAGCTGACAGAGAGTCGTTTGAAAAACGAAAGGCGGAAATTGCTAAGTTCGAGAAGGAACTCTTGGAGGGTCTACACAAGCCAGTAGTTGACCCATTCGATAAAAAAGGTAGAGGCAGGAAAGGCAAGGACCGGGCTAATCTTGCTGCGCGTGAAGCTAAACGTGTCTTGAGTGAAGCAAAGCGCAATGCAAATGCATACCTGAAGTTCATGCAGGGGGTTGATAAGAAAATTGAGTCTCAGATGAACTCGCAGACGGAACTTTACAAGCGAGCAATGGAGGCCCGGAACAAGGAGATTCAGAAGGCACAAGAGGAAGCAAGGGAACTGCTGGCAAAAACTGCCGATGCCAGGGCTCTTGAGTCCGGCCTCGGGATCAACACCTCAGTCGCTGGGCTGCTTCATCTGCAAGATGTAATCGACGAGACCAAGGACAAGCTCCTCGACATGGGTGTGTCGATGGCCAGCTCAGTCATGCAGGGAGTCGGCGCCATGGCCCATGGAAGCAAGTCCCTCAGTGAGTTCGGCGACGACATGGCTACCGCACTGGGCGATATGGCAGTACAATGGGGAGAGTTCTTCTTAGGCGTCG